CGTACAACCTGCATCACTGCGGGGTGTCGAACGTCGGCTGCGGGATGCAGTCGGTCTTAGCCGGTCAAGCGCAAAGCGCCTTGCACCTGTTGTCTGGGATTCACTGCGGGACGCAGACCAGCCAGAGACGCAACCGGATCTCGTAGTCGAGGCGAAAGCCACTGATTTAAACGAGCGAGCTGAACTGCTTGCCCGTTTGGAGTTGCTAACACAACTATGAATATCGAACAACTACAAGCCAAGCGTGAAGGTTTTCTCGCTTCCGCTCGTGAACTCGCAGCTGGTGATGGAGACCTTGCACAGGTCAAGTCCCTGATGGCTGAGGCAAAGAATATCGAAGAGCGCATTGAGACAATCAAGTCTCTCGGCGTTACTGCTCCTGTTGCTTCTGCTCCTGTAGAAGACAAGCCATGGAAGTCCGGTGGCGTATCAAAGCGCATCACAGATCTTCTCCCCGGTGATACTGCTGAAGAGCGTAACTACAAGGCATATGCTTGGGGTCAGTGGGCTCGTTCCATTATGGGCAACCGCAAGGCTACCGATTGGGTCAAGAACCACATCAAGGCAAACGAAGGCACAGACAGTGCTGGTGGTTACACCGTTCCAGATCCATTGTCCAGCGACCTTATTTACCTTCGTGAGCAATTTGGTATTGCACGTCAAAACTGCCGCATCTACCCGATGTCCAGCGATACGCTCCGTGTACCAAACGCTACTGCATCCACAACTGTCTACTATCCGGGTGAGAATACGGCAATCACATTGTCGGATATGACCTTTGCTCAGGTTAGCTTGACAGCCAAGAAGGCAGCAGTCCTTACGCAGGTTTCCAAGGAACTCGCAGAAGACAGCATCATCGACTTTGGTGCATCCCTTGCCCGTGACATGGCTTATGTCTTGGCTAAGGAAGAAGACCGTGTTGTGTTCAACAATGCGACAGATGCAACCACATCCATTGATGGTTGTCTCTGGGCTGTTTACAATGCCAACGCAACGAAGGCTAACATCGCTTCCTTGGTTCAGTTCACGACCGGACAAACAATCACGTATGCTCCAACTCTGACCAACCTTTCAACGATGGTAGGACGCTTGCCAACCTACGCAGCTAACGCTAAGTGGTATATGCACAAGGAGATTTGGTACAACGCCATCGCTCCTCTGCTCAACGCACTCAGCGGTAACGCTATCCTTGACCTCCAACAGGCATTCGGCGCACAGCCTAAGCTCTTCGGTTACGATGTTGTATTCGTCCAGAATATGCAGAAGACCCTTGCAGCTTCTACGCCTTACATCCTGCTTGGTGATCTGTCGGTTGGTACTGCATTCGGTGACCGTCGCTCGGTTACCATCGAAGTATCCGATCAGCAGTACTTCAAGGAAGATGCACTTGCATTCAAGGCTACTGAGCGTTATGCCTTCTCCGCATTTGACATCGGAAACGTTTCCGCTACAGCATCTGCACGAGTCCCAGGCTCGCTCATCGTCGGTGCATCCTCTGCTACATAATCTTAGCAGACTCGCTACAAAGCCCTCGGCATCACTGCCGGGGGCTTTCTCTTTGTCTATTGCGTTGTCCGAGCCTACGGCTCTGTGTGGGATACTTACACTATGTTGACCCGTGCCGAAGCCATTGCACAAGTGAGCCTGTTCGTAGATGCCCAGTCATACCCGCAACTGTCCACAACCGAGATAGGGAGCATCCTTGATTCCTATTCACGGTTCAGTACATGGACAGCCAGCACGGCTTATGCTGTTGGCGATCGTGTAGTCCCTACTACTCCCAATGGTCGTGTCTACGAATGCCGTGTAGCCGGTACTACGGCAACCACAGAACCAGAATGGGCAGAGTATCCCGGTGGACAGTGGAAGGGCTGGAGCGTCCTAGATGGCACCAGCGATCCTGTGCTAATGTGGGTTGATATGGGACCTGCTAACGTAGAACGCTACGATGTCCGAACTGCAACCCGGCAGGCATGGTTCATCAAAGCATCCCGCTGTGCTTCTGACATTGATGCCAAGGAAGGCACATCAGATGTCAAACTAAGTCAGCTCAAAGCACACTGCATTGAGATGGCTGAAAAGTATCGCCCGGTGGTGTTCGCATGAGCCCTATCCTACGTGCAACGCTACAGGCTGGACTGGTTCGTAACTTATGCCAGACTCCTATTGAGGTTCACCGCTTCACCCTCACCGAAGATGGCAGAGGCGGTGTTACTGAGACATGGCGCAAGGTTGCAGACTACAAGGGCAGGTTGTCTAACCAAAGCGACACAGAAAGCATTGTTGGTGGTGGCATACAACCATCGGCAAGTTGGAATGTCACGCTCCCGGTTGGTGCTGATGTAATGGCTCACGACCGTGTTTATGTTGTTGGCGATGAATCGAAATATTACGACGTTGTTGGGACAGACTTTGGGCAAACCGATCTGCTGGTGCAACACGTTGGACTTGTGGAGAGAACGGCATGAGCCCTGAAATGTGGGTGCAGATGGGCATCCAAGCTTTTGTGACGTTGTTTGCGATTGGTTCGGCTTGGGTTGCCTTGCAGGTCAGACTTGCTAAACTCGAAGTGCAGAACGCTAACATAATCCAATCGCTTGACCGCCAAGGGCAAGAAGTGCGAATGATAGAACAACGGCTAGGCAAACTAGAGAACAAGGTTAGCGCAATGGAGGCACGAAGAACATGAGCGGAATTTCTATTAAGCGACTGGTCGTAGTTGTGATCGTGGCTTTCGTGGCTTCCTTCACGACTGTTTTCGGTGATGGCATCCGCACTGCACAAGCGCAGGATATCGCCGAGCTGGGCGCAGTGCTGGCACTGTACGGCTCTAAGGCGGTAGCGGCTGGTGTCTCCGCTGCGGTGAGTTCTGTGCTGGCGTTCCTCACGATGCCGTTCAAGGGTGTTGAGGCAAGTGCTTTGAAGGTGGGCAAATGAACCTGCAAAACTATCGGCTGGAGCCTAACCCATTAAGTCCCGGTGATTGGATTGTGTTTGGTGACATCTACGATAATGAAGGCAACCTACTCGGCACGTTTGGCGAGAATGGCACGTCTGTTTTTGGTTGGTGGGTCTTGCAGGATGCTCAGTTTCAGCAAAACTATTCCAATCAGTTCGCAGTGATTATGGCTCAAGAAATCGTAGCGGGGACTGCTGAATAATGCCTACATATTACGTAAAGCCAGCAGCGCAAGGTGGAAACAACTCGCTTGCAGGTACATCACCATCAACAGCGTGGGCAACGGTTGCCTATGCTCTATCTAGCTCTTCTGGTTTTGCTAGTGGTGACACTTTGTACATCGCTCCGGGTGTTTACACTGACACAATCAGCGTGACAATGCCAAACCCTACCGTCGAAACCAACATCATCGGTGACCCGACCATAGCGCAATTTAGTGGTTTGACTCCGGGGCCAGTGGTCATCACTAACTACAATGCATCATTGTCAGGCTCTGGATATACGGGAAATATAATCACAGCAACCACAAAGAACTTCCTGCATTTTCAAAACATCAAGTTTGCTATTGATAACAACCGGCTTGTTTTTACAACTTGCACAAACTTAAAATTGACGAAGTGTTCTTTTATTGCAAGACACTTAAATGCTGACATCGTTACGCTAACCAGTCCAACGAGTACTGCCGTAAACCTGACAGTAAACAAATGTGTTTTTTTTGCAGGCAATAATTCATTGAATATTACAGGGCAGAGTGTTGCTGATGGTTCAACTGTTATTGATTCAATATTTATAAGACCCAGTAACACAGCGATGTTTTTGAATAATGTTCAAGTGGCTGTTTATAACTGCGTTATTCTTAACACAAGCTATGGTGTACTTCAACAACCTGGTAGCCTTACTTTTCCAACAACAGTACGGAACTCATTGCTTTTTGGGAACCTCGTAGACCTTCAATGTGTCACCGTAAACAATGCAATTGTAGAAAACTACAACCGATTATTGAGTCCGACTCCTCGCGCTAACGTAGCCAACAATGGAACGTCAAGCTCTGTCGGTGATATCGGTATAGACTTTTTCGAGTCTCTCTTATGGGGACAGAATAATCTACAGCCGTTTACATCCTACGCTTCATCACCGAACGCAAGTTTCGGTAATGCGACAGGCGCACCAACGACAGATATCTACGGTGTTACGTGGACAGGTGCTAACCCTGACACAGGTGCTGGTACTTATCGTGTTATTACCAGTGTTCCAAGTAATGTTGGTTATGTGGCTAACCTGCCTGTGAACACGCAGGCATCAGTTATCACAATCGCACCCGGCTCAACATCACAAAGCATCGAACTCTACCTCGGTGCTACAGGTCTTACAGCCTCCACAAGCGGTCTCACAGCCCGCTACAACCGCACTAGGACTGCATCTGTAAGCATCCCTCTAGTAGCCCGTACCATCGCTCAGGCGTGGACTGCTGGTGGTTTTGCCGAGGTAGACGCTACCAACATGCCGGGG